TCGTTCCAATCGTCCCAATAACACGAGCCATCGTCCCAAGAAGCCATCTCATCATAGTTCACGGCATCAGGAGCAAGGCATCCACCGTATTCGTTCATGAATGGAGCATCAGGAGGTGCGTCAGAGCCGTCGAATACACCCAAGCCCTCCATCGTGCCACCTGTGATTAACAGGACGACAGGGATGAATATAATGGCTATTTTCTTGATGTTCTCCGCCTTGCGTTGAACCGATGCAATTGCTCTATCCACGATGTCGCCATCAAGCGTTGTCTCCACCGTGACTTCGGTTTTGTTATCGCCGCCGTTAAGCACTGTGTTTTCAGAGACTTGAGCGTTGATTTTTTGAACTGATGAGATTAAATCAGCGGCGTCCTTCAATTGAGTTATCAAGTCCACTTTGTTCTTATTTGAATCATTGAGAATGCCATCGTCACTTAGGTCTTCAAAGACATCAGCGACACTACGACCTGTTGCACCTGCTATAATTTTAGCCTTTTCGTATAATTCATCCGATGACATGCAAACCGCCTTACTGTTCCTCATCGGTTCCGGTGGCGCCTTTTCGTTCCATGTGCATCTCATGGTCGTGTTGTTTGGATTTCCTCTCTAAGTCGTGGGCTAATTGCATCTTTTGCAATTCGCTGTTTAGGTCATAACTTGGAGTCATGTTTTGAATGTCCGTCGTAGTCTCTTGCTTATAGAGGTCGAGTATATTGGTAATGATAAGTAGTGCAGGCCCACCCACTATTCCAATGACCATTAACTGATTCTCAACAATCTCGACACCGTTCACGACGCTTTGCCAAATTGCAAGCGAAGCAAATGATACCCATGCCAAGACTATCGGGACGGATATGAACCAAAATAGGCGTTGGGTTAATTGTGTTTTTTGAGTCATTTTTTCACCCTCAGAGTAGTGTTGTTCCGCCGAGTACGGCTGTGGTAATTCCGGCAATTCCGGCAAGTAATCTATTGACTGATGACTTGATACAGTCGGTGATTTCAGACTTGAAAGCCATGAGGTCATCAATGTCCTTGCGTTGCGCCACTTGCTCGGCCTTAATTGATTGAATATCCTCACCAATATGAGCCAAATGGTTGTCCCGAATGACGCTAACATCCTCTTTAAGCCCCTTGAGCATCTCAAGAAGAATGTCGTCAGCGTTCGCCATACTACAACCTGTTTCATGATATGGTTTATGACGGTAGCGAAAGCCCACAGAAACAGGGGAAAAATCAATATAGGAAGCAAAAGACTATATACCCCCATCTCATAGGGCTTATGCGCCGAAGGTCTTCATGACAAAATCATCACCGTCGCCGCCGACTTCTTGAGCAAGTCGAGCATAGAGTAGTGCGTGGAACGCGTGGTCATCCCCGTCTCGTCCATACTTGGTCAAAGTCTGTCCTCTAACGGGCTTGGTATTCTTGGCATCCGATTCCTCAGATGAAGTTAGGGAACACCATTCGTGAGCCACCCAAGCAAGTGATTCATCTTGATAGGGAAGGCTAATCTCATTGTTCTTGATTGCCTCCACGGTCAATTCGACATAGGTTGTTCTGTCAACCACGCACATGAAAATTAGGTGACGATTGTTGTCACGCTTTTTGTATTCGTATGGCGTCATTGGTCGTGATGTGTAATAGCAAGAACGAACTCGCTCACCGAACTCTTCCTGTAATTGCCTCACCTGTCTTGCTCCGTATCCAATATCAGCAACGACTTGGACGCAGTTATAATCAACAATCATTTGCTTGAGAATCTCCACTTCGTCACCTTCACCGGTGTCTCGTGAATCCAATTTGACTGCATTCAGTATGTTACCCTTATCGTCAATAATAACCACGGTGGTTTCACGCCCCCAATCAATTCCCATGAATGTCTTTTCAGGAGGTAAGACTCCACGAACGATTCCACGCTCTCGGTCAAATGTCGGCAAGACCTCATCGAATGTAATAGGCTTCGTAGCACCTGCGAAGAACTCACCGAGAACTTCGTTTGCAAATCTACGAGGCGTATATGTCTCCTTCTTTTGGGCTATCTCCTTTTCTGAAATATCAGGGTGCATGACCTGCGAGATGTGGTATCCGATGATTCCGGCGTTACTTTTGCCATGACTCCATGTTTCCGTTTCCGAATCCCACTCACCCTTCGTTGACTTCTCCCACAGTCTCCAGAACTCCGAACCTTGCTCACGAGCAGTTCCCGATACCACTACCCATTTGTAATCGGATTGAGCGAGCATCTCAACCAACATCGGCAGGACATCTCCATCCGAGTCTTGGTATTCGTCAACACAGCATAGGTCGGCCTCGATACCCAAGAGTGAGTGGCCGTCGCCCCAATTTGAATAGGCGTAAAGGTGGTTTAGTGTCCTTGCACCGACATCGAATGTCTGATGGCTAACGCTCGTCTTCAATCGGGCATTCATCAAGCACCCATCATTGATGCTACCCATCATGGCCCCATTGAGCCTCTCTTCGACGAATCTCGTCACTTGGGGTTGTCGGGGGGCGGTATATACTGCGTTGAAGTAAGGTATGTTTAGAAGGCCGTAGAGCAGTAGATTGCATATCGTCTCGGTCTTCTCAACCTTTCGACTGCATTTTAGAAGTATCATTTTGGTAGTGTCGCTCTTGGCAGTAGCACCAAAGTGGCGATAGACTTCCTCAAGGTATGGTCGCTCGTCCAATTTGAACGGCTTGCCGTCAATTGTTCGGAAGTAACATGACCAACGGTCAGGATACAAAGCAATCTCTCGTGCCTGTTCCGCCGTGAGTCGGCTCGCCGCCTTGTCCTCCGCCATGAGTGTTCATGGGGAGGCAGGGTTTAGAACACTTGCCCCCGTTCAAGCAAGGTCTTGACGAATCCAAGAGGTTGCACATACGACGCATACGAGTGAGCCGTTGTAATGACACATTGTTCCCCAACAGGTTGCTCCGCATCCAAAGCATAGTTCGTTTCCGTAAATCTTCTCCGTTGTTCCGTTTTCAGGCATGTTTAGTCCTTAGCGCATCCCCTATATAACAGTGCCGCCTATATGTCATGATAATTCGTGTAAATCATCGAGTCTCGTGGGTGTCAAAGACCAATATAGGCCGCATCCGGTGTCGCCAACGATGCCACATATCACGACCATGTTAGGCCATGTAACACCGTCTCCAAGGGTCAGGGCGTCAATTGGCCCCTTACGACCGCAGGATGGGCAGTTAGGCACTGTTCCTATGCCTTTAACGGCTACCTCACGACTTGGTGAGTTATCGCCGTTAGGCGTCACGACAGCCCTTGGAATTGGTCTGTTTGCCATCCATCGGGTCACGATTTCACCTTAGCCATGATTCGGTCGTGAATTGCCTGTTGTTTGCCGGACATTGACTTGCCATCAATAATCCATTGCTCGATGGAGCGTAAGAATCCCTTTTCCCAATCATTGGTCTTATCGCTTGCAATAGCCCTGTCGATGTCTGACCCTTTGGTTGAGCCACCTGTACTTGCTCCTGCCATCACTTGATTGTATAATTGTTCATGTGCTTTCCTCCATCCCCAATTTGATATTCCATGGGTGCGAATGTGTTGGACTGTTTGGCTCAAGTATTCGTTTAGCGTGCCGATTCCAATTTCTCCGTCCTCGGCCATTTGCTCGGCAATGACTCTGAATGCTGTTGCATCGGCAATGCGGCGGTTGGTGATTACCAACGACTTCGCCTTGGCCTCGATTTGTTCAACGGCCCTGCGTTCCTTGCGAGCCGTGATACTCGTGGTGATTCCATGCCACTTATGCCAAGTGGTGTCGAACCAATGGTGTGTGTTGGTTGTAGCGGGGATGTAGCCCTTCGTGGCAATCATGCGCTTTGCTGAATTGTAGTATCGGCGGTCAATCTCTTCGATTGAATCAATTCGCCATCGTGGTTCAGCGTCTATCACATCAGTGATTCTGTCCCACTCTTTGAGATTGTATTTGGTCGAGAAGTCGGCGGCAAAGAATCGTGCTTTGGCCTCCGCCATTTTGGCTTTCAAGAAGTCTCGCTTTGCATCTCCTGTAAGACCCTCTAAACCGTCTGTGGTAATCTCGATATGCTTATACACACATTCGTTGCCAACGATGATTGAGACGCCTGATACAGCGTCCTTGACATGGCAGGCTTCACGAATGTCTTTTTTGTTGCATAGAGTGCATACTTCCTTCTTGACAAAGGTTGAGTGCATGTATTTCCAATCGCCCACGAAGTCTTCGTATGTTCGATATGTGCCGTTGTCGTTTTTAATTCGACTAACTTCGGCGAGGTTGAGAACAACACGCTTTTCGTGTGGTCGCACACCTGCAATGAGGTTCTGTTGAATGTGAATTGGAAGACTGCTCATTCTGATTCCTCCACGATGTCAGGGTCAACGGCTTCAAAATTGAGAACATATTCGACTCGGCTTCGCTCGTTGCCGGATGGCGTCAAACCGTTCTTGGTTTCCTTTGAAATAATCAAATCACCTTCACGGGCCATTTGCTTGAGAACGAAGGCCATCTCACGGACGGTTCGTTGATTCGACTTTTTGACCATTGGATTCACTGAATCACTAATGTCCTTACTCGTCATCGGACGAGTGTCGTTTCGTAGTCGGGTTCGGATTGCTGTTCGTAGTGCCTTGGGGATTCGCATTTTTGGTCGCCTCTGTTCTGTGCTGTGGGTTTCTATACTTAAAGGTATCTCAAGAATGACCTAACTCTCAATGGAATTGAAAGTCGTTTTTACACGCCGAACAGCGTATGGTCGTATCCGGTGTGCCTTCGGGGCATTGAGCCTTGCTTAGATGCACTATAATCCTTTGCCCGCATGTCTTACAGCGAGTCTCTTCAATCCAAAATTGATTCGCTTGGTTCCGGTTGTAATACACGATTGGTGTATGCTCTTTCCACATCGGTTTGATGGTGTGCCATTTCTCAGGAATAACGGATTTGGTGTCCTCTTCTTCGACATAGACATGCGTGTCAGCATCGGACACGGCGGGAACATTGTAGATGAGTTCATCCCAAAGTATCCCTCTGTCTTTAGAGTGGTGGTCGTCAGTCGTGTATGAAGCATCTCTCGGACATTGTATCGAACCCTTCCAATACGCCTCGCCGTCTATCCGTCCGACATTCCTTAACGCATTTTCTTTTATGGTTCGCCAATCATAATCCGAGGTGATTAAGAATCGAGGGGTTAAGGTGGAGGTTCCATATACCCCAAAAGCACCAAAGTCATGACCTTCAATGTCACTAAATATGACAGCGGCCACCCGATGAACTATTTGGTTCAATAGGGCATGTTTGAAGTCCCAATGATTCGGTCGTTCGCTTGCTTCGGTGGCGGCGGCAGGGGTCATCAATTCGACGCATACTTGGGGTTGATGAGGTTCCTTATTTCGAGCAATGTATATTCCAAAAGACGAAAGACCATTCGTTGATTGAACTACGCCAATTAAATCGTAGTCATTGCTTAAATCTCGTGGTTGTAGAAAGATTCTGAGCGTGGGGTTTTGATTCATGAGGATATTGGCTTGAATCCCATCGGTCAAACCTTTGGGAAACACAGTCTGTACACCGTTAAATAATGAGCCACTTATTCGCCACGCCTGATTTTTTCCATGCCATTCCATATCATCATCTCCTTCATGCCTTGATTGCCTTCTTCAATGCCTTCTTCAAAGGCACGATGATGTCTTGAGCGAGGGTGTCCGAATTGCCAACGGTAGCGTATCCGTGGTTGCCGTAGAACTTGGCTGTATCCATGCCGTCAATGCCGACAGAGAAGAGGATTACTTCTTGCTTCTCGGCCTTTGCTAAGACTTGGCGAAGGTGTGCGTTAGCCGATACACCGTATGGTGAAGGGCCGGCAGGAGAGCCGTCTGAAATGATGAAAACCATACTCTTCGCCATGCCATCGGTGTCTTGCTCCATGACTCGCTCAATAGCCCATTGCACAGCCCATCCGTCACTGTTTTGAGAGCCTGCGAATGGTGTCACGATTTGTTGTTTCATGGTGGTTGAAAGTGATTCTCCGAATGGCTTACGGACATTGATGTAAGTCATGCCGTGTTGGTAGTCTGTAACAGCACCGTTGGATGAATTGAAGTCAACAATCTCGTAATTGGCTCCGACCTTTTCCATAGCCTCTGCAAGTGTCACAGCGGCCTTAGCGGCGTTTTCAGCACGAGTGCCACAGCCCATCGAACCGCTTGCATCAATGAGGATGAGACAGTTCAGATTGAATTGAGGCAAGACCTTGGCCTTGCGGAACAAACGCTCGGATGATGTGTGAGCATAGAGTCGGCGGGTATCCAATTTGCCTCGCTTATGATGGGTTGAGAATCGTGAATCAGCACCCTTGACGAGATTCTTGATTTGTTGAGCCATGCGATTGATTCCGCCACGGTTAGCGTTAGCGGTTTCAGAGTAATGTGAAGAGTGAGCCAATTCGCCCTCTCGCCACATTGGGTTCTTGCCGACCTTAACTGCATGACCGCCGTCTTCCCACATCTCGCCTGTATCAACGATTGCATTAGTCCATTCGCCGTCTTCATCGAATACCATGTCGTCCATGGTTCCCATGATGTCCTTTGCTTCTGCAAGGAGGTTCTCGGCGTAGTCAATGCCACTGAAAGCATCGGCTTCTTCAAGTCCACCTTTCATGTCTCCACCGGAGAGAAGACCGTCGAAGTGGTTGTCACCGGCTTTGATGATTGTTCCCGCACCTTCTTTGTCAGAATCGGATGGAGTGGCTTGACCTGCGGCCTTGGAGTCGGATGGAGTGTCGTCGCCTTCACCCTCGCCTTCTCCGCCTTCTCCGCCTTCTCCTTCGCCGTCGGAGCCGTCTTGGCCCTCTCCGTCACCGGAGTCGCCGTCTTGGCCCTCTCCTTCGCCTTCACCGTCGCCTTCACCGTCTCCGGCTCCTTCGCCTTCTTCAGATTCACCGTCGCCTTCGCCTTCACCGTTGCCGGTATTGTCTTCCGTTGGCACTTCGATTTTCTTGAATCGCTTTCGGTCAACCTTTTCAGCGGATTGGCCTTCACGCTTTTGACTGTTAGCGGCTTCTTCGATGGATTCCATGCTCATGTCATCGGCGAAAATACCCTCGCCTTCCGGCGAATCGGAGGCTCCGTATTCGTTGCCACCGGTTTCGTCTTCGGGAAAGTGGGTTCGATAGACTTCAAGGACAGCACGAGCGCCCTTGATGACTTCACTCGTATCACGGCCTGCAATTGCCGTAGCAAAGAGGGGGCGTGCGTCATTCATCATGTTGATGATGGCGTCATGGTCGAACCAATGTCCTTCATTCATGATAGCCTCGGTTGCGATAGCAAGGACTGCCATTTTAGGTGCTTGGCCGTCGGTGATGCCTTCTTCAGAAGCCATGATTTTCTCTCGGTGGCTTGCCATGATTGCGGATTGAGCAAAGTCAAGTCGCTTTTTAGAACCGCCAAAGTCTTGACCGAGAAGGTAATTGACTCGTGCGTCTTCAAATATGTTCACGAAGTCGTGAAGCAATTTGTCTTCATGACCCTTCTTGACTCCATCGGTGACTCGCTTCCATGCGTTGAAGTTAGTGTAGCGAAGGTGTCCTGCGGCTTCGTGCGCCAATACCGCCTCGGTGCAAATGATGTTCATTCGCTCGTCTGTAACAGATGGGAAGATTGGGTATGTGAGGAAAACAGTGTCGCCGTCAGTAGCATTTGTTGCTGATGGGGAGATTTCCAAACGCTTGACTGCTCGTCCAACGCCTTCCATTTCACCGGATAGGATTCTTGCAAGGTTTCCCATGTGCGCTCGGTATTGGTTTCCGATGGCGGGTGTGTATTCTCGGAGGCTGTGGTCGGTCATGTGTTAGCGTTAGTGGGCCACCTATATAACAATGTCTCACACTCTATCTCTTGGAAAATGGGGGAGAATCAGTCTTATTGGCTCGCAGTGTAGCGATATACGCCTTTGATACTTGACTTAGACCCTCGATGTTCCAAGCGTCGCTATGTAGCATCAAACCTCGTAGAACAGAATCAGGGGAGACTCCATTATGAGATGCAACCTCCAAAACAGCCAACGGGTGGCAATCAAAATTAGGGTCGGGATAGTCACCTCGTAGTATCGCTTTTGCTTGGTCTTTTGTTTGGGTGAATCGGATTGAATCATTGCTTGGTTTCATTTTCATTTGAACGAGCATTTTCACCTGACGCCAAGATTGCGACGACTTGGCTATTGCTTGCGATAGGGAGGGAGATAGATTCGTTTTCAAATCGCTGAGATATTGCGAGATATGTCGTGGTTGAGGATTCTTGATTTGAATTACAACACACTGTTTCAGAATAGAATACGGGATTGATGATAGGGATAGCGGAGTAAAGGCGATTGGAGGGGCGTGTGAGAGTGCCTTTTCAATTTTAGACCACATACTCCGGTTGAAGTATTCGCAGTCCTCCAAGCGTGCGTATCGGCCCTTTCCGAAGAAGGTTGGATGACGAGCGTTCTCGATTGCTTTCAATGGATTCTCATGTTCCTCGCTTTGCATACCTTGCTCAGAGCCAATGGCATCCAATGTAGCCGTCTTACCGACGCCTGTGCCGCCCCAAAGAATGAGTGGCTTGATAGGATTCCTCATCCACGCTTTCACGCCTTCTAAGGGCGCTCTCTCGCCATACAATTTCATACCCTTCACTCGAACCTTCTTTGTTCACGAGGGATGAGTGTTTGTTGTTTCGGGTCGAAGGCAGGATACGGTCGTTGGCTGTAATTCATGATACCTGTCAGGCGACATAACTCGATGAGTATTGTTTCCATGTTTGCAAGTCGTTCTTCAAGTGCTTCAATCCGTTCTTGGCTCATGCTTCTTGGTTGAATCCACACCTATATGAAGTGGGATGGGCGAGGGAGGGAGTACCCTTGATTCGCCCACCCCGTATTCATATCAAGGGTAGTGAGTTGTTCACTCGAACTCGGCAATGCGAGCGCGAGCCGCCGCTTCGACTTGAGGTCGCTCATCGGCAGTGTATCGGCCAAGCATGACATAGCGGATTGATTCGCTAATCGAAAGGTCGTTCAATTCATCAACCAATTGCACGAGGGTGCGGGTTGAGGTATCGGTTTCCATTGCATGTTCATTCTTGAGTCGGCGAAGGTCGTTAGCAAGTGCCACGATGTTCTTCACGAGGTCGCCGTCACGGAAGCCCGTTTGTTCCATGATGACCTTGGCTTCAGAAGCCGCATCCAAGTATGTGAATGGAATGTTGTAAGTGAACCGGTCTTTGGTCGCTTGATTCATTGCATTGACACCTGCGTAGTCTTCCGGTGGATTCATGGTTCCAATAATCATGAAACCCTTAGCCGCCTTGACTACACGGTTGTTGTCTTCGGGAATGACGAGAACACCGGTATCCATGAGTCCATTGAGTGCCATGAGAATGTTCTCACGAGCGCCGTTGATTTCATCACATAGAACAGGGATTCCCAATTTAGCCGCCACTGTGAGGATTCCGTCTTGGAACACTACTTGGCCGTCAATGAGAGTGCGAGTGCCGATGAATTGGTCTTCCGTCACGCCGTCTGATAAGTTAATTCGCATCAATGGGACACCAAGGTTGGCGAAGAAGTCCTTTGCAAGAAGGGACTTGCCGCATCCTTTTGGCCCAACACATAGCATGTGGGATTTGATGGTGTCACCGGCAAGAGACTTGCTGTATCGGTTAGCCATGAGGCGGTATTCCTGTCGGTCGCTTTCAACAAAGCCGGTGACGGATGGGATGAGTGCTTGAATATGCTCGGCGTAGTCTGACCGTTCGTCAAGTGTCTTGCGAGGGATTCCATAGAATACTCCGCCGTCAACAATAGCAACCGGCTTTCGTGGCTGTGTAATTGATGGGGCTTGGGTAGCCTCGGTCACACCGTTCATAACATTGAACGGGACATTGCCGACTTTTAATCCATCGGCGAGTTCGTTAGACCACACTTGGCGAGAGTCGCCAATGGTGACTCGGCTAATTCCGGCTTTATCCATACGCTTTTTGTTGAACGCATTTACCTTCAAGGATTCAATCGTGGTTTCACGACCGCTTTCACATATTAGGTCTTTGACCAAAGTGAGGTAAGCCTCTTCTGTCATTCTTCCGCCACCTGCTGTGACTGCTTGCTCCATTGCTTCAATTGTTGTTAGGGTCATGTCTCTCTCTCCGTTTTGTTGTTGTAGCCACACCTATATAACAGTAATTCATATTCTCTTTTTGGTGGGTTGTCGCTTCATTGGTCGGCTACAAACCGTCCTATGTAGTTCACCTATATAAGCAGTTCCCTCAAAGGGATATGGGAGATAGATACCCTTTCATCACTAAATATGTTGCAATGTGGTTATCAGTCCATCGTTTCTTGCTGTGCTTTCGTTCCCATTCCCTAAAGAATCGGAGAACATCACGCATTTTGCGAACCTGCACCTTATCGTATCCCATAGCCCGTGAGATGCGACGACACACTTCAGAAACAATATGCCAACAAACCGCAGGTTGTTGAGAACGGTCAGACCAAACCAAAGACAGGATGGCACGAGCCGATGTGGCGGGGTCTTCACGCATACACTGTATGGCAATAGAATCAATTTCAGGGTCAACAGCCTTGATGAGCAATGCTCCCTCCTTCTGTATGGCTCTAAACCACCTTTGAGACGGCATGTATGTGTGAACGACAGTCCTCACGCCGTAGTGGGTGAAACCACACTGCTCACGGAGCAGGGTGTAACAGTTCCGTTCTTCCATACGCTTCATTAAAACCAATCATCCAATGTTGATGTGCCTATTCCTGTGACGCATCTATTCCAATTCGTGCCGAGCGCACCGAGAATTGCCTTGAATGAATTGGAGTTGGCGAACATAGTCTCTATGCTCATGAGCCTATCGACTACAATATCGTATGAATCAGGGCTTTCACCCCACTCAATGGCGATACGGCGGTTGGTTGGAAGCGGTTTTGGGGCTGATTTGGCAAAGAATATGAGTGGTTTGTCACCCAAATCGAACTCCGTTCCGATGTTATCGTTGCTCCACATGGCCGCTTTATGTGCAAATGTGCCTGCTTTCTTGACTCCGAACGGCTGTCCGAAGTCAATTTGAGGCGTTTTATCGGGATTTAGCATGATTTCATGCTGTTCTCGCACCAATTTACCCACTTCTTTCGCCTCTCCACCGTCCAAAATACAGTCAAATACGGCCTGTTGCATCGTTTTTACCACCGGAGGTGCTGATGAACGACGCAGTTCGACGCCTCTGTAACCGTGTTTTCCGTTAAAATCACGGTATGCGTATCGCTTTTTGACTCCCCATTGGAAGTATCGAGCATAATATGCGTCCGGTTTGATGGCGAAGTATTCGTTTTTAGCCACATTGAGCGTCTCTTTTGTAAAATCGTGGAAGGAATCGTTCAATTCTGAGCATAAAATCTCGGCCATATCCCTAATATCCTGTTCCGTGAACGGTCTAACCGTTGATTCGGCCTCGTCGTGGTTCTCAATTGCAACCTTGCACGAGTCGGTGTCCTGATAGAGTGTGGTGAACCGGAGTTCTACACTCCTATGAGATGGGAGTATATAGTCTTTTTCTGTATATACTCCTGATTCTGAATACCAAAGCGTTCTTTTGTTGATGAAATGTTTGTTCCAATCGTTATGAAGTCGTGCAGTCTCGGTAATATCCGAACCAATTTCAGGGTCAGCCAATCTAAACGGGCGGTTTCGTGTCTTTTCAGTTCGACCCGAACCCAATACTCCATACCACGAGTTCATGTTCTCCTTCATGACTCGCTGTTGCCTATCCATAACCATAAGCAATTCCTCATCTGTCTCTGTCTTCATTCGATTCTTGATGTCTTGACGAGCAGTGGCGAGGTCACGGAGAACTCTTGCCATGATGCTTTCTTTGTCACGGCGATACACACGACCACCACGAGTGATTGTCACGGGGAATGGGTAGCCGTCGGGATATTCGTCAGGGTTGACTTTCGTGTCGGGGCCAAAGTTGCCGGTGATGATTGCCGATGGATATTCCATAGAATTGTCTAACTCAAATGCGTTTTTCCAAATCCCTGTCGGGGCTGTCATAACGAACCCTCCCTGCTCGATGCCACCTTCCGGCATATTGGCGGCGACGACTTGAACAGAGGGCAGTATGATGTTCTCCTTCATCAGCAAGTGGCCCATCATATCCTCAACGAGCATCATATTGCTGTGGTTGTTATGGAGTGTTGAATTATGATACGCTGTCTTCATGATGTAGAACGGTAACAGGTCTAACTTTTCCATACATCGTGCGGCGCATACATTGTCCCATGCGTTATACACGGCGAGCATCATGGGGTCTTTTTCCATCAGTTCGACAATTTTCGTGCGAGGGACTTTTCCGTATCCCAATGTGCTGTGAGCCATCCACGATAGTGAGGCGGCCCCTGTTGTTGCGGCGGCCCCTTGAACCTGTTCAGCGTATGCAATTTTGGTATCGAAGGTTGGCATCCGGCGCATGAATCCCAAGAGTGGAACTTCCTTCCCCTCACGGTATTTGAGTCGCTTCGCTCGGTTGATGAGATATGGAATATCGTAGCCCTTGATGTTTTGACCTGCGATTGCATCGGGGTCGTATCGGTTTAGACATTCAGCCCACCAATTCATGAGTGCGACTTCTCGTTCAGCGAGAGATTCACCGGCCATGTTGAACACCTTCACTTTGTCAGGGCTAACGGGTGGAATAGGTTGGTCGTGTTCGACTACATTCTCAAGAGCCTTCTTGCTCGCTAAGAATCTCTTGACCAAACGCTCGGAGGTCGGAGATGTGGTGGCAATTTCATGCACACCGGTCTTGACATCAAATGTTGCAATTGATACAACAGGTTCAGGGCTGTTTTCCATATCCAAAGAGTCGGCTGTTTCAATGTCAAAATACAGCAGGTCGAGATTGAAGTTGGAAGACGGGGTGTCGCTTGAGTGTATGTTGACGGGTCGTAGATTCTGTAAATCCTTATCCATGTCAACCTCGATGACTGCTTCCCAACCGTGAATCCATCTCACGAGAGATGACCACTTGGCATCGGCGGCGTAGTGCGGATAATAGAAGTCACGCACCTTGCGAATGTGAAATGGGGATTCGACTACAACCTCCATCAGAGGAATGCCATCGACGCTCGTCATGGCCGTGTGAGCAGTCTTGATGAGGCCGTCAATTTTATGACCCCAAGGGAAGTCCCTCTCCGGCTTTGCAGTCCAGAACTTGGCACTACAACCATGCACTCTCAATTTGACAGTATCACCATTGAGACGCTTGGCACGAATGACTGTACTCCACTTCTTCTCGTCTCCCTGTGCGGTGACATCGACAATCAATAATGGCTCTCGCATAGATGATTCACCTTGACACACCTATAAGAATCATAGACCATTGATACGCTTGGTTTCTTCTTCAATAATTTTCTGTAAATATACTGCTAAGTCCATTGCTTCTTCTTGAGCGTGGATGAGCCATTCGAGATGGGTGATTGGTGATGTTTCCATCGTCACACCATATTTGTCTTTGCCAACCTCGGCTCGCTGTGCAATTTTCTTGCATACTTCGTCTTCGATTCGACTCATGGTTCAGCCTCCCATCGGAAACCATCGGAGAGGTGTTGGCTGTCAGCCACGATGCGCCATCTAAAGAGAAGTATGTCTAACCATGTCTGTTTTACAACCATTGGAATCGCCATGAAGTGTTCGCACTCCAATGCTATTTCAATCGCCATTGCTTTGTTCCGGCCTTGCCAAATCAATTCTTCCATGTGCATATACAACACGCCCACCTATTTAATGTTGACCCGTCGAAGGAATGCCTTTACTGCGAGAATATCGTTTTGAGCGACCGACGCCCAACCGAGGGCATCACCCAAGCCGGAGAGAATATCGCTTTGGAGTGGCAACGGCATGTCGTCGGAGACGGCCAAGTCGTAAATCGCATCGAGGATTTCAACACCGGACATTCCTCGTGCGGCGAGTGCTTCCACTTCTTTGTCAACCTCTCGCATCAGGCGGAGATTGTCAGGACTCGTTCGTGCCTTGGATATTTTGAATAATAGGGCTTTGACTTTTGACGGTTGAATCGTAACTACGAAGTCCTCGACATCCTCAATCGTGACTTCTCCGTCAACCCTCGTGAGAGTCCAAAGTAAATTGAGTGCCTTTCGCATCGAGCCTCGGCTCGTCTCAATCAGTAAATCCATTGCTTCCTCTGTTAGCGACTCCGATAGGGTAGTCAGTGCGGGGCGCATGTCATCAGGATGAATCGGCCGGAATCTCGTGTCAGAAAAAGCGCACCTGTCTTTGAGAGGGTCAATCAATTTTTGAGGGTAGTTAGCCGAGAGTATGAAACGGGTTTGTTGATACCGTTCCATCGTCCGTCGCAGTGCGGCCTGTGCTTCGGGTGTGAGGTTGTCACACTCGTCAAGGAACACCACATTGAACGGCATCGGCTTAGAGACACCATCAACCGTGTATGTGCCAATGACTCCACGGCTTGCGAAGTCCTTGACCTTGGTTCGTATTGTTGAGATTGAGCGTTCATCACTCGCATTGAGTTCAAGCCAATTAGATGACCATGCTTCACCAAATGCCGACTTCATGAATGCTATTGCTGTTGATGTCTTCCCTGTTCCTGCCGGCCCTGCAAACATCATGTGAGGTATGCTTTCGCCGTCAGCATCAGAGTGTAATTCATCAACCATGTATCGAAGGCGTGAGACTATGTGGTCTTGGCCGATGACTTGAGATAGAGACTGTGGACGATGTTCTTCAATCCACATGCTTACGCACCTTATCGAGTGGTAGTCGTTCTTCAATTTTCGGCGCACATTCGGCACAGTGAGTATGCTCCCAAATGACCAATCGAGGATTCTTCACGATTGTTTTGTTGGTTGGGATGTCACATAAAGGACAATTGCCCCTGCTGTCATCATCGTCAGTCCAAATGTCTTCAGAGCGTTGCCAATCAGCGTAACATTCGTCGCATAGAGAGTGGTCAACATCAGTCTTTTGACCACATATTGCACACTTATTTGACAAATCAATCACCTTCAGAATGCGGATTTGCGCTTTGAGTCCATGTAAGCCTTGCGTTCGTCAGCCAAGCGTTGCTTCTCGACTCGTGCGGCGACCTTGGCGTCTTCCTCTTCTTGGATAGCGGCCATGACCTGTTGGGAACGGGAAACGATTGCACCAATCAGCGCATCTTCGGCGTCGTGGATTTCAATTTTCCAATCCATTCCACGCTTGAAGAAAGAAACATCTTGAATGATGCGGTCTTCATCAGGAGTGAGTTCGCCGGAGTCCTTGAGTAATTCGAGAGTGTCGTCTTTCACCCAAATCGAAGCAACACCACGACGGTCGCCGTAGATGCTTGCGATTACAAATTGAGAGTCTTCACTGCTCTTGATTGCCATGTAATTTACAGCACCGGCACTGCGTTCAACACCGATGAATCCTTTCATCTCAAATGATTTGAGGATGGATACTCGTGCTTCTCTCTTTACTTGCTGTCGTCCAATAGGCTTTTCGTCGCTCATGTATTATCCATGACTGCCCCACCTATATGAAGGGCATAGTTATCGTCGTATTGACCATTAGCGTGTTTATTACAGCAGGAACGGCAAGCCATTCGCCCTTTTGGGACTGTATCACGCATAAATGAGTGGCCGCAGGAGTAACAGTGGAGGTTGAATTGAGGATTTTGCCGAGCGAGCCACCGAGCAAAGTCTGCCGATTCTTGCTTGAAGTGGTAATATCCATCCCAAATCTGTTCATAATCGTGGAATACGGGGCCATGTCCCACATCAGGGCCGAGAATGAAGTGGCACATCTCGTGATGCAACAGTCCTTTGACTAACTTTCCGTTGTCTTTGTTGAATGCGGCGGGGTGAAATAGAATCACGGGCTTGCCATCGGTTAGAATGATGCGGGCCTGCACCTTCGTAAAGTTGTCAGGCAGGTATTCCCAATCGAAAGAAGTCGGCAATCCCAAGGCCCAACCTCGTTCTTTGCATAATTCATAGAAGATGTGGTGTATGTGAGTGCGGTGTTCAGTCCTAAGACTCATAACATTCATTCCTCGTCTTTGACTATTACCGAATCCCCTAAACGGGATACATAGAAGGTTTTGGTCGGATTCATTATCAAAAGAATCTGAAGCATTGAGCCGAGTGCTGACGGGTCGCCCATCAGTTCCGCTTCCTTCTCCATGGTCAATGAGTCGCCCCATACGGTATATACCCGTTTCCCACCTATGTAAGTGTGAAGCAACGGGCATTTGGCGGTGTTTGGGGGTCGAAGTCTATCATCCAATTATCATGCTCATCAAAGGGGTTTAGAACACTCACATTGGTCACATCGAGGTCAGAACCTCCGACTCTCCATGTATGAGTTAGGTTTGCAAGGTGTTTCATTGCATCCGTTTGATGCGAAAAAACGAGACTCTGTAACGAGTCCCTGCTGTCGTTATCCATCAGAATAAGCAAACGAGTGTTCGTTCGTTGCTTACCGCTTGCACTCAACCCGCAAGTCGCAGGCTCATTGAACCATGTGGCAATTACTTGACGCATTGAAATCCCTCAAGAGTAATCAACCGAGATTGTAACATCGGTGTGACCATTGGCTACTGCAATGATTGAAATGCCTTTGAGTAGTCTTAATCCGGCAGGGAAAAGTACCTGTTCAGTCGGAGCCATTCCTTGGTCAGAGATGATTATGCGACACTGAATTGGCCCTGCGCCTAAATTGGACGATTCATCGAGAAGGTTGACTACCAATGGGCCGGTTGGTGGCGAGGCGGGGTTAATGTTTGATGTAACAGTTATACCGAACACTACGCTTGCCGCTACTGCTATTTGGCCGCTTGCTAAGATGGTCTTACTGATTGACATGAGTTAGGTCTGTGGAAGGCGTGGTTAATGACTGTTAGCACTATATCCTATCGAAATATATAGGCACAACATAAGGCAATTTTCATTTTATTTTTTGAGAGGTGTATGTGAGAGATTTGAAAATAATTATGTTAGGCAAAACGGATAGGGGGGGGTTCGGCTCCGACACCGAACCCCCGTTTTTGGATTCTCGATTTTTTTTTCAGCGGTTGACAACCGTCCAAAGTTCGCCCATGAGTTCCGTGGTTCGGCGTCCTTCCTTGGCTTCCTTCACTGCGTTCATTTGCTTGCCTGCCATGCTCAAGCATGAGTCGAGGACTGCTTGAGGTTGTCCGAGGCGCTTGGCGATAGGTAGAGCGAGGCGGTGTGCTTGGGACTCCGCAGGGTCGAGGTAGTAGTTCAAGCGTCCGTGTGTGGACTTCATGTCGGTGGAGTGTCGGTGAACACGGACACCTTGAGCAGTGCCGAGAGTTGGTGCGGTTGCGTTCCATGTGCGACCTTCGGTCATCATGTTAAGAAGGGCGTTATCGCCTTGACCACGGGCATTCAAGAGCGCACCGGTGGCGTTGTCCCATAGGTAGACATAGCGGCCTTCGTGGCGCACTGCGGTTGCTACATTGAGTTGAAATTGAAGCCAATGGATTGTTTCGTGAATGATTGTTTGCTCAGAATCGACGCGCTTCATGTTGACCATCATGCTCATGGTCGGCTTTTGGATGTGGCCGTCGATGAATGAAATCTTCAAGTGTCCTGCGGTTGCGCCGGTGTTTGCTCGTGTAAGTTGAATGTTGAGGGTGCGGTGGTTGAAGTTGACTTCGGGAGCCACTGCGTTGATTGTATCAAGGATAAGAGTCTTGACGGTGTTCTTGACTGCGGAGGTTCCGACTGCGTG